ATGTGGCTATGCTTTCAGGTGAAGGCGGATTTCTACAATGTATCGATCACCTTTTTCGGCATCTTCATTGCGCTTCTCCTGAATTTACAGGTCGCCGTCTTTTCCATCTATCAACGGAAATGGGATGCGCCATCGGACAAACGCCTCGCTGCCCGACAGGAGGATGTCGTCCGAGTGCGTAAGAAGCTATTGGGCGAGATTAACTCGAACATATCTTATCTGACGTTCGTGTGTGTCGTAGCACTGGTAATTTTTATCGTCTTTTTTGTGATGCAGTGGCTCGACGGGTGGGCACCAGCGATATCTATAGTGATCTATGTCCACTTCATCTGCACGTTGCTGATGGTGGTGAAGCGAGCGCATGCCCTCTTCCAGCGAGAGTACAGAGGGGACGGCGTGTAGACGCGGGAGGTGATGGCGAGAGCTATCCGTTAAAGAGCCGAGGCTCTCGGCCCCGGCCCCCCATTTGGAGAAATCTAATCGCCAAGGAGTCAACTCGGCTTGGTATTTAGCCTTGAGTGACGACCATTAAGGCTGGCGTGAATTCTCGGGTTCGTCGTCGGAGTCGGTGTGATCGTACTTGATGCGGTAGAATGCACGCTGGCCGAAAGTTTGCTCGAAAAAGACGCGGCCATCCAGATCGACCTGTAGCTTCATGATCGGATCGCCCTCAAAGGCGCCCTTCGATCCGGCGTTCATCAACAGCGCGAATACGACTTCAGCGACCATAGATAAGGGCCGTTGGTCCCTCGTGATGGACCGAGGCATGACCACATCGCCGCCGGTAGGGTCGATCAGCCTGCCAGTGATCTTCACCGCTGGTCGGCCTCCCAGCGGTCGAACGCTTCCTTGAAGGACTCTGGAATGAACAGTCGGAAATCACCGGCCCGGATGCTCGGCGCCACGGTCGGATAGGGACCAGTCTCGATTTCGAGAGCGAACTGCGCCTGCCGGTCCAGCGCCGCTTCGATTAGGGTGAGAGCTTCTGCGTCAGCCATGGTCCCCGCCCTCGGAGTCACGCTCCGCTTCGACGCGAGCGAACACCCCATCGAGCACGGTGGCCGTTGACGGCGGGGTAGGCGGCGGACCCGGTTCGGAAGTCGCTGGCGCAGTCGCGTCTACCTTGGCCCGCTCGCGCATATGCCGAGCCATATCGGCGGCGCCGCGCTGATAGGCTTCCTCGTTCTGCACGGCGGCCCACGCCAGAACCTCGCCGAGGATCATGTCTCCGATGGAGCACACGTCGAGCACGCCCGACACGACCATACCCAAGCCCGGCGAGAGCGGGTTAGGCGCAGCCATCACGTCCTGATCCTGAGCGATCATCTGGTTGGAGACGTTCTCCATGACCAGCTTGATCAGGTGTTCCCGGCACATCTCCATCAGCGCACCTCGTAGGTGGCGTCGATGTCCTGCGCGTTCAGATGCGCCCGGCAGGCGTACATGAATCGGCAGACGTGTTCGAGCATGGTTTCGAGCGGTTCGAGGCGCTCCATCGCAAGCGGATGGCTACGGTCGCCACCAAAGGCGTCCTCCACCTCGGCGATCTCGTTCTCAAGCTGGGCGCGGGTTCGATCCGCCTGCTGGTAGCGAGCTTGGGTGAAATTCTCAGCCGGTGTCTTCGGCTCAAGTGCCGAGAGGTGAGGGGCGATGCGCGCCCGTGCTTCCGCAAGGAAGTTCTCGCAAGCATCGATTGCTGCAATGGCGTGGATGAGCGCAGCATGTGCGCCCGCGTTGTTTGAATTGTTCTCCATGATTTCTCCAAATCTCGGTCGTCTTATTTATCCTCCCGAGTTCGAGGATTAACGGCGGCGTTTAGGTGTCACGCCGCGCGAGCAAACTTACCGTACTTCATCCGGGCAGCGCCCGCGTAGGCGGCGTGAGCTTCCTCCGGCGTGTCATACGTCCCGAGGTAGACAGTGCGGGGGCCGTCGCGGATGTGGGCGACCCAGCGGTTGGCGGCGGTGGCGGTCACGCCCTTGAACCCGCTGGCGGCCCGTCCTCGCATATTGGCCATGTTCTGGGACGGCGTGGCCGCGCGCAGGTTGTTGAAGGCGTTGTTCAGCTTGTTGAGATCGGCGTGGTCGATCTGATCCTTCGGCCAAGAGCCCGCCACGTAGAGCCAAGCCAGACGGTGGGCTTGGATGATCCGCCCGCCGATGCCGATGTAGAGGTACCCGTTTGGCTGGACGCTCCCGGCGACCGTCCCGGCGTAGCGCGTGTTCCATCCCCGTTCGGCGGGCGTTGCGCCCGCCTTCGGCTTCCAAGTGAAGACACCGCTCTTCGGATTGTAGTGAAGTCGATCCTTTAGATAGTTTTGGTCAATCATATTTCTCCCGATAAATCTCGTTACACGAGTTATTTATCGAGATGGTCGTCCAGTTATGTGCGGCCTTTATTTTTGAGATAGATAGCGAGTGCTTTCGGGCTTCCTGAGGCCTCACCATTCGTCAGGTCGATTGTGACGCAGCACGCCGACATGTAGCGCCGTAGGCTCACCTGAACGTCGCGCTTCGCCATCTGGGCGCGAACGCGGCGAGCCCGCTCCGACATGTTCAGAATTCCAGTAGGCGGCTTCATCACGGGCGGTATTTAGGCTCGCGAGGCACGATTAATTTAGGTGATCGGGCGCCGGGTGCGGTAGTATGCATAAATATTTTACCGAGGCGAGGGCAAGTCGCCGAGTGACAAGTTTCAATACCTTGCGAGGTTTCTGCCTCGTGATGTCGAAGAGCCTTGGCGGACTTGCCCTCTGCTGAGGCTCTTTTATTTCGAGGTGTTGAAAATGAATTCAGAACTTCCCACAATCTTCTATCTTCATGCGCGCGCGCTTGGCCACGTTCATCGTTGGTGTCACGCCCAAATCAACGGCTTCTTCTTCGACATCGAAGAGATCGATGAACTCGTAGAGCTTGATGAGAAGGAGCGGATCGCCATTGCGCCCGGCCAATCCCCCGCGCAATGGGTTCATCCCATTGGCTCCTACATCATCGCCCTCAAGGTTGAGATCGCATCGGACGCCGACGCCACTCTCTTCAAACTGAAGTGGCATGATCATCTGATCAAACACCCCATCATCCCGCGCCATCGGAAGGTGGCGGCATGACAATCGACCTTGATGCCGTGGCCCGGCTGTTCGACACCATCGCGTCCGATCCTGCCCAATGCGCCCGGATGAGGCTCGCCTATCCAGAGATCGGCAAAGCCTGCGCCACGATCTACGCCGAGGCGCCTCAGCCGTTTTTCGCAGAGCCCTGCCCCGAGTGGGGCACCCTCTCGACGCAGCAACTCACGATCTATGACAACCACCTCACCAAGAACGTCGGCAACCGATGGGCGGCAACGCTGAAGGTCTTCGAGGGCGAGAAGATCGATTTCAACGAGCCTGCTTGGCAGGCGTCAGCCTTCCTGTGGCCGAAGAACAAAATCAAAAGCGAGCTTCGGCAGATTTGCCGTGCCCGCAACGTCCATCCCTTCCCCGAGGCAGGGCGGGACGAGTTCAACCTGTTCGTCGATAACTTCGACTACGATGTCTACGGCATCCTCAAGGTGAAGGAGCCGAATGGCCCGTCCTTCCATTTCGCCGGTCACTACGTCGGCATGAAGCTGATCGCTGGCCGTCCCGCCGAAGTCGCCATCTACGTGCCCGGCATGACCATGCTGCACATCATCACCGATTTCGACACCCGTGCTGCGAATGGCCGCCCGCTCGCCGGGCGAGCCGTGGCGCAGTCCCGGCAATCCAGTTCGCCCGAGTTGTTCGGGTGGGTTTATCCGCCGCGTGGAAACCGTGGCGCCCTTATATAAGGCAATACCCAATATCTTAGAAAGAATACTTATAAGGGCGCCACGCCTTCGGCGCGGAATAAGTTGTCTTCGACGAATTCGTTTTTCGAGGAAAAACAATGAATTAAGTCGAATTCAAGTCGAGGTCAGATCGAAGTCGGGTTTTGCTCGTGGCATACTTTATAAGGGCGCCACGCTTTGCTCTGCAAAGCCCGGCAATAAGTGATCTCAAGCCTCGCTTCGCTTGACTCGAACTCGAAGGTGTAAGTGGTCGGCTTCCTCGCTTCGCTCGAAAACCTCCTGCTCGGGAACGTCGTTGTCGAACCCCGGAAAGAAAATTTGGGGCGGCGAAAGTGAAGAGGAATTTGGATCGGGCCGCGCCACGGCGCCACGGCCCGCGCGATTGAGGTGAGCGGTCAATCCAACCCGGTTGGGGCGAGCCGTGGCCAGCTATTTAGAACGGGAGTGAAAGCGCCGTTGCGACTGGTGCGAGGCGTGCCCATGACTTACAACCACGACGATTAAATCGGGGAGGCAAGCATGGCTTGGGAAGGTCGAACGCTATTCCGTCAAATGGATGTGGGAACCACCATCCTCATCTTCGAAAGCCCTCAGGTCGGCGGGGCGCCCAAGGGGCAGGTTGGCGTGGGGCAGACCATCAAAATCGAGATCGGGCATGGTGGTCCTTGGGTCGATTATCAGGTGGTCAGCCGAAGTGCGAACGCGATGGAGATCAGTGATCCCAGCGGTCAAAAGTTTACGCTCAATCGAGCGGAGCCGGGCGCCAGCCACACCACGATACAGGGCATGCATTCTGACGACTGGCGGATAGTTTGATGTCGCCTTTCGGGAGGGCTTGCGCCCTCCTTTCGGCGGTTGCGGATCAGGATCGCCGTCCGGGCCATTTTCCGGGCCGCTGGCGGCTTCCACGGGGATTTGTGCGCTAACACACATATTGGCGACAACAGGGCGCGGAGCGGCTTCCTTGGCGCTCTCATGGATGAAGTCAGCCGCCGCTTGGGCCTTGCTTGCCGCCGTGAAGATCGCCCGCTTGTCGGCCTTCAGGACCTTCAGCCATGAGTCCAGATAGGAGGTGTGATCCTCGCGAGGCTCGACGTACAGGCCGAGATCAGCGGCGAGGAACGCCGCGCCGATCTCCGCGACCAGTTCTTCCGCCGCATACGCCTGATCGCCGAACCGCTTCCCGAACTCCCGATCAAGGCGGCCTTCGTGCCCTGACCAATGCACGGTCTCATGCGCCAGCGTGGCGTAATAGGACTCGGCGTCTACGAAGTCGGCGAGGTGCGGCATTTGGATATGGCCAGTCGCCCGCGAGCAATAGGCCCGGTCGCCACCGTGGCGGATTTCCACGCCAACGCGGGCGAAGAAATCCTCGGCGTTGGGGATAGGCGAGGGCGCATCTTCGCGCGGGAGCGGCTTGCGCTGGTACGTGTCCGGCAAGCCGTCGATCTGCTCCGCATTGAACACGGCATAGGCTTTTAGGAAGGGGATTTCGACTTCCTCGCGGTCGCCGTTGTCGGTTTCGACCTCACGCGAAACCCGGTTGAAATAGACGACCTTCGCCGCCTTCTCCCCCTTGCGAACGCTCGCGCCCATCTCCTGTGCTTGCTTGAAGGTGAACCATTGCGGCGAGGAAAAGCCCTTTTCCTCGGCGGCGCCCCAGAGCAACAGGACGTTGATCCCGCGATACCGTTCGCCGCTGGCCCGGACGGGCAGGACGAAGCCCGGCCCGGCGGCTTGCCACGACTTCGCCCACGGGCGAACGCCATTCTCAAGCTGGCGAATGATGGAGTCCGTGACTTCCTGATAGATGTCAGCGCGGTTCCGCATTGTGTGTGCCTTATCGTTGTGTGTGTTAGCCAATGTATTTGTTGGTCGCTTCCGATGGGGCGAACGTCTAATGGGTTGGGCGAAAGGTTGTCAACACACAATGTGTGATAACACGCAAAAAATGCAGGGGACGACAAATGTACGGGCTCAAGCGGCGAGGCGTCCCAAGGCCCGATGCACACTGGCCACATGCCATCGTCCGCCGCCCGGCGAGGCGACGCCTTCCGCGTTGAGCGTCTCGGCGATCCTGCGGACGGTCAGGCCCTCTGCGCGCATGGCCAATAGGCGGCCAGAGAGCGGCGCCAGACGGGCTTTAGCCTCTTGCCTATGCTTGGCGGCCAAAGCTTTGCCATTGGCCCCCATGACCGTTCCTCGCGCCTTTGCGGCGGCCATAGCTTCCCGTGTCCTTTGGGCGATGGTCTCGCGCTCATGCTCGGCGAATGCGGCCATGACGTGAAGGGTTAGGCGGTTCGCCTCCGGCATATCGACGGCGACGAAATCGACTCCGGCTTCCATTAGGCCCGAGATGAAATGCACGTTCCTCGCCAGCCTATCGAGCTTTGCGATAACCAAGGTCGCGCGCTTGGCTTTGGCATAGGCCAACGCCTCTCGCAGCTTGGGCCGCTTGGCCAGCGCGTTCGATCCTTTGCCGGTCTCAATCTCGGGGAATTCGGCGAGAAGCTCCCGCCCGTTCAGGTATCCGCGCACGGCTTCCCGTTGAGCCTCCAGCCCAAGGCCGGACTCGCCTTGGCGCACGGTTGAAACCCTGATGTACGAAACGAAGCGAGTAGGTTTGTTCATGGGTTAAGGCCCCCTTGTGTGTGAACAAACATTCCGACTCAACGCGCTCAATGTCAAGTCAACCCATTGAATCAATTGTCAGAATCGAACGCGAGGCTCATGGCCATCGCATAGCGGGCGGCATGGTCTGGGGGAGGGCGCCCCCGCCCCGGCTCGCAAGCCACCCCCACGGGGGGTCTGGCCCGCGCTTCGCGCTAACTATGGGGTTTCAGAAATGCGACCCCAAAACGATCTGAACGCCTACGCGACGTTCTGCTCGATCACTGCGACAACCTCTGTCAGGCATTGGCGCGGGTTCCTCACCATCTCCGTTCCTGTGAAGCGGAGGATCGTGAAGCCTTGCCGGATCAGTGCGCGCTCGCGCTGCTTATCCTTGGCCGCCTGCGATGGGGTTCGCTCGTGGAAAGCGTGGCCATCAAGCTCGATGCCCAACTTCGCCGCCTTACCGGCTTTGGTCACGCCGAAGTCGATGCGGTAGGTGCGGTCTTCGGCGGTGACCTCAAGCTGTGGGGTGAGGACTACGCCGAACCGTTCTTCAACGCGCAGGAAGTGCCACTCCATGAGGAAGATTTGCTCGATGGGGGACGCGACGCTGTGGTTGTCGATCCGCTCCTTCACCGTCCGGGCGTAGTCGGCTGCGATCCGTCGCTTGTACCAATCCAACCGCTTCTCGATATCATCGGCCAGAAGGAGTGGGTCGATCCCAAGCTGTTCGCCGAAAATCTCTTGAACGAGTTGGAGTTCGCCCTTCGGCCCGGAGTAACGCCGGTCGAACAATTTGTCGGTCTCGAAGATCAGGTCGATCTTCTTCCACCATTTCGCTCGGGCGGTCAGAGATTCAAGTGATGGCCCATCGTCGAAATCCGACGCGATGGCCATGTCCTTTTCCATGCTCTCAAGGGTGAGTTCGAAGTACCGCTTCAGCAGCGCATGGTAGATCGCCAGCGCGGTTTTGTCGGGCAGGCCTTGCCCTTCGGGAAGGGGCGGGATGGCGCTCGGGTCGGACATCCAGCGAGCTTAGCATTGGCAAAACCAAACGCCATGCGAGATGTAGTATTCGGCTTGTCTAAAAGTACAAAATGTGCTATGGCTGGCTCACCTTCAATCGCACGAGCCGAAGGCTCTCGCGCAAAGCGCGACGATTGAAGGTGAGCCATGTCAACCGGCGATTCTTCAAATATTCGAAAATTTTGTTCTTGACTTTGGTCGGGAACATCTTGTGCAGTTCCATTTATGATCTCCTGAAGTGGGCGGTTCTGACCGCGCTACAACTGGAATGATATCATAATACTGGTCTCGAATACACAGAGGTGTCTTTGATCTGCGCTTGAATTAGTTCAGCGTGGGCGTCGAGTGCGCGGTCTTCCTATACCGTGTCAGTGCTTCGAGGACACCGAAACGGGCTCTACGCCTCCGTCGAAGGCTGCGATTTTGGATCGCAGGAAAGGGGGCGCCCATGATCAACGGCAAGCTCTATCGCGGCGTGAACCTGATGATGTTCATGGAAGGGCGAGCGCTGCTCCCGAAGGGCTCGGTCGTAGAGGCTCCGCTGTACCACGGCAGTGGTTTCCATGGCTTGGGACGGATGGGAAGCTGCGTGAGCAACGCCATTCGTCCCCATCAATGGGACTCCGCAAAGAACCCCCGTGGCTGGGTGAGCTTCACGCCTCACTACGAGGTCGCGAGCGGGTACGCCCTCTGGGGCGGTGTGGCCTCCGGCGTCGTGTTCGAAGTCGACACCGAGTTACTTGAGACGAACGGCGTCTTGGCTGAACGGGTAGCCGATCACGTCAAAAGGCCGCACAAACCAAAGGACGAAGAGGTGGTCTTGCACTACCCGCCCGGCGGCTCCCTGCCTTTCGGAATTGTGCGACGCCTGTTCCGAGTTGTCCCGGTCACCTCATCCGGCGACCGACCGCGCGACGGCGGCCACTCTTCCCAGCACGATCTCCGATGATCGTCCCGGCGAAGAACCGCTTCTCGAATTCTTCGTCCTGCTTTCGCTTCCATGCCTCTTCGGCCTTGGTCACATCGGCGTTCAGGTACTTGGTCCAATGGCCGACCGACGCGGCCAGCACGTCGATCCGGTCATCGTGCTTCAGCGACCCGCGAGCCTCGGTGAGGTGGGTTAGCTGATAGAGCCCGGACTGATCGCGGTTGGGATGGGCGAGATCGGCGCGGACCACGGTTGTGTCTATGACAAGCCGGTGCTGCTTTAGGGCCGGTTCGAGGATGTTGAGGACGCGCTTCTCCTTCTGACCGGAGGCCCGCTCGCCGGTGATCCGGCAAGGGTGCTTCCGGGCCAGCACGGGTTCGAGCAACTTCTCGAACATGCCGTCCCCAAAGTTGGATTCCACGACGATCTCATTGACCTGTTCCTCGGCGGCGATGGTCGCTAACCGTTCCAAAGTCTCGGCGTCATAGCCGCCGGTGAGACCGCCCCAACGGCGGATGTAGACCATCCCCTTCAAGAACTTCGTCACACAGTAGGCCGTCTCGTCCTTGCCTTTGCCGGAAGGGTCGATGTGCATGACGGCGCCGGTGAAATTCTCGAACGCCTTGGTGCTGACGTACATAGGCCGGTGGAACCGGTCGCCATTGAAGCCGACGTTCTGCAAATCCTTGATCGTCTGATCGCCGCCGCTGGCCCACGCGAGTTGGACCGGGGCGATCTTCGGATCGACATCCATGACGATGAAGTCGGAGGTCTTGAGCGGATACCGCTCGGCGTCGGACAGGCTGGTGTCCAACTGCATCTGGAGCATGAAGGCCGCCGCCCGCATGTCCACTTCGGTCAGGTGCAACGAGTGTTCGTCGAACCGTTGCGGATCGGTGGGGGCGCCGCCGAGGGAAGATCCGATTGGTTTGCAGAGGTCGCCGTTGGCGAGGATGTCTTCCCGCAGCATGGGCGCAAGCGCACCGTCATAGGTGTGCAGCTTGGCGACCAGCGGATAGCGGACGGGCCAGATGCGGACGCCATATCCGCGATCCCGCAGCCCCTTGTAGATCGACTCTTCGCACTGAGGCGTGCCGAGGTAGATGACGTGCGGGTTCGGGCGTCCGTTAATGATCGCCGCGAACTCGGTGGTCTGCTTGATCAGCCGTTCGCGCTGGGTCTCCGTCGCCGAATTCTTATCGTTCTCGATATCGTCGGGGATGAGGATGTCGGCGCGGTTGCCGGGAAGCTGGCCGAAGATGCCGGTGACCGACACGCTGGGCTGCTTGTTGGGGAGGGCCGGGCCAACGTCGAAGGCGAGGGTGGAGCTTCGCTGATCGCGGCGAGAGCGAAGGTCACGCCAGAGATCGTCACCGGCCTCATGGTCGATGATCTGCTTGATGAGGTTGGCGTTGTTGGTGGCGCCGTCCTCGTTCGCCGAGACGATCAGGATTTTGAGTTGAGGGTTGTTCCAGAGCTTCCATACGACGTAGGCGCAGGTCAGGAACGACTTGCCGACGCCACGGAAGGCTTGGATGAACCGGCGGTTCGGGCCGGTGGCAAGATAGTCGGCAATGTCGAGTTGCGTCCGCGTGGGCGGCGGAAGCATCAGGACGTGCTTCCAGACGTAGCGGACGAATAGGGGGAAGTCCGCCTTCAGGTGATCGGCGAACGAGAGGTTGTCTGTTTCCAAGCAAAGGGGCGCGCAGCCGCGACCACGCCTTGGAAGGCGTGATCACGGGCGCGATGGAATTGGGGTTAGTGGTGTCGGTCGCCCGACATAGCCTCGGCGTCGAGGTCCACATCACCGTCCATGAGGGCGGCGAGCTTCGCCTTGACGTTCTCGGCCTTTGGAACGGCGAGCGGCGCGGTGATGCCGGTGATGGACAAGAGCTTCATGGCCTTGTCGAGAAGCTGCGGGTTCACCGCGCAGGCCGGGTCATCGGGGTACATCGCCGCCCGTGCCTGAGCGCGGGTAAGCTCGTCGATGATCGCGTCGGCGGTCATGCCGTGCAGAAAGCTCAGGCGCTCTTCGGTGGCGCGCTTGCTCATCAGCCCGCTCCGAACAATTGGAAGAGGGTGGCGGCCCCGCCACCGGCGGCGACGCTGGCGCCCATCATGATCCACTTGGCCTTCTCCAGAGCGGACAGGCGTTCTTCGTGGCGGGCGTGCTTCTTGTCGTCCTCGGCGTTGCGGGAGTCGAAGCGGGCCAGCAGGGAGGTAAGCTGGCCGTCAATTTTGCCGAGAAGGATCAAGATGTCCTTGTCGGTCGTAGGGTCGTTCATTCAGTCGGTGGGTTTTCTTCAGGTTCGGGGTTGAGAGGGATTTCCTTGTAGGTCCGGGTCAGCACGCCTTCGATCCAGATGGGGGTGTCGAGCACCACCTTTAGACCTTCGGCGGACGGTTCCGGGCGGATCGTCGGCGGGACGTTAATCAGGCCGAGATACGAGAGGTCGGTGTCATCCTCGATAGGGTCGGGGAAGCTGATGGCCGGGAACAGGTTGGGGATGTCCTTGTCCCATACCGGCCACTGGATGACTTCGTTGTCCCCGTTGATGAGGGCTCGGAGCATGGTGTGGTCGCTTTCGTAGTTGGTGGTTCACAAGGCGCGCGTAGTCGCGCGGCTCGTACTCGTAGATGAGAGGCTTGAACTGCTCGCGAAGCTCCATGGCCTTCGCGAAATAGAGGTCCATTTTGGCTTCGAGGTTCGGGTCGTCAGGATGGAATAGACCGCTGTACGGCGAGTTCAGGACCCGCTTCAGCGTAGCGGTCGCATCCTCGGGAGATAGCTCCCAGAGCAAGCGATACAACGAGTTGTAGCTACCCTGCGCTTCGAACCCGTAGGCGGTCACGTTGACCACGCGCTTGCCGGTCAGGAACCCATACAGGCCCATCTCGGAAGAGGTCGTGGTGTAGATCGCCGAGGCCCGGTTCAGGCAGGCCCATCCGCTGACATTGGGGTCGATCAGCCGGTGATAGCCGTAGAGGACCCCGAGCCGTTCGATCAGGCCCGGCTTCGTGAGGGGATGCAGTTTGATCATCAAGCCGGGATCGCGATGCATGGCGCGGTCCATGGCCTCGCGGCTCACGCAGAGGTCGAAGATGTTCGTTCCGGGCGGGAAAGCTACGGATTCGAGATCGACCGGGGCGCCGTCGTCCAAGGTGTACTTGTCGCAAGCCGCGACCATGGCCGACACGTCGAACCCGTCGAACGGATTGGGCGCCTCGGCGGCGAACGCCACCATGCGCGCTGCGACCTCGGATGACTGCGGCTGCACCATCAGCAAGCCGAGGCATTCGGTGTAGCTGAACTCGTTGAAGTAGGGCGGCTGGCCACGGCTCACGTCGAAGCTGGCGGGGAGGGGAGCCTTGGCGTGAAGGAGGTCTTCGACCGGCTTCAGCTTCCCAAGGTGTTTCCCGCGCCGCCCAGCCAGCGGGCCAAGACGTTCGGCGTGCTTGTAGTCGCCGATGCGTTCGCGATGAAGGTCATGAAGTACCATGCCGTCACCACGAAGTTTCTCGCCAAGTCTGCTGCGAATAGCTGGTGTCAGTCCAATAGCAGTAGCGTTGGTCGGAGTAGCGAACCGTGTTTCGCGGGTACCATGTGGCGACCGGGTAGCTGGTAGACCAAGAGGTCTCATACGTGATGTAGAACCCTCCGAACTCCCCGCCGATATCGACCCACTCTATGGTCATCTGGCTGGTGTTGTTGGAGTAGGTCGTGTCGTAATAGACGGCGGTGTCGTAGTAGACCGGCACGCTATTGTAGCCAGCGGTGTAGTAGCCGCTCGGAACGGTCGTGTTGTAGGTGGTGATCTTCGTGCCACCCATCAGGCCGCGTCCGGCGAACCGGCGGGCCATCAGACTTCACCTGACTTGAAGTTGCGCACGGTCACCGTCGCGTTGTCGGTGAATTGCTGGAAGACGTTGGTCTTGCCGTTGGTCGTGTTCAGCGACGGCGCCGTGCCGCCGTTGTGAGCGGCGTTCGACCAAGAGACCGTGTAGGCCGAGCCGACAGCTTTGAGGGCGAGCGTCCACGATTTGCGCACGCCCGAAGGCGGCGGGTTCAAATAGACGATGCTGGTGATGTTCCGGTTGAGCACAACGTCGAAAGCCGTGCTGGAAGCGAGGTCGAGATAGAGGACGCCATTCGCCTGAATTGGTGTGTTCGCGACGTTCTCATAGCCACGGTCGATGAAGGTGACCGTGTTGCTCACAACGCTGACGTTGGCGTTCGTATTGGCCAAGTTCGCCGCAAGCACCGCCGTGTTCGCCGTGATGGCGTTCGAGACGGACACGACGTTGGCGTTGGTGTTCGCGAGCGCGAGGGAAAGCGCAGCGATCAGCGAAGCATTGTTCGCAAGGTCCGAGACCAGACCGTCGATCTGGCCTCGGGAGAGTTTCATTCCTGCCATTGGTTCCTTTGATGAGCCGATGACTCGGCGTTAGGCGAAGGTGAAGCGGAGTCCGGCCACAACAAAGACGGTGTTGTTGGCGGGATTGCTCAAGGTGTTCAGGCGATAATACCGGTACGATCCGGGTGCTGAGATCGCGTAGGAGTTCTCGCCCCCGTCCGTGAACGATTGGCCCGAGCGGCTATCGAGCGTTGTCCACGACGATCCGTCATTCGAGCCCTGAAGGTTGAAGTCCGTGCCGATGTGGTTCGTGAAGCCAGTACGATTTCGAACGTGATAGTTCGTGATCCGGCGGGGACCGGGGAACTGGATTTGGAGCCAGCCCACATCCGGGTTGGTCCCCCAGAACGTCGAGTTATTCTGGTCGAACGCCAGATAGGCGCCGCCGTAGGTCTCATTACTCGCCGATGCGATGTACCCCCCGCCCGGACTGTTGGACGACATCGCGGGGAAGGCGGTCGGATCGTCCGCCCTAAGCTCGATGTTGAAGCCAACCTGCGGATAGGTGGCGGTGTATCCGGTGAACGTGTCGGTGCCGGACGCGGAAGGTTGGGTTCCGTCGATCCGATCGCCAACCGTCAATTGGAAATACTGACCGGTGTAGTTGAAGCGGGTCACCCATCCGCTCGGCGCGGCGGGCGTTCCGCTCGGATCGCGATCAGATGAGAAGGCGACCTGTCCAAGACTCAGTGCGTTCTTCGCCGAGCGGGACATCGGCAGGATGTTGCCGCTGGTCTCGCCGTTCGACGACATGACCGATGCAGACACCGGCCCGCGCCAAGCAGCCGAGAGGATGCCACTCGAACTTATGCCGCTGGCAGTGAGCGTGGCGGACACATCCGACGCGGTGACGCGCTTATGCAGCACTGTGGTGGTGTAGCCGTAGGTCGGCCAACTGATTGTGGACTTCGCCCAGCCGCCAGACCCGCCACTGATCGTGCTATCGCCGTGGCCAACGAAGACGAACATGTAGTCGTCAGCAGCCAGTCCGGTTGGCTTGGGAACCGTAGATGTGAGCGATCCTGCGCTTGCTACGTAGGTAGCCATAGCAAGCACGGGAGGTGTGCGTTTCAGCACCCCTCGCATCGTCGGGAGTATGATCATTGCATGTCCCCCGACAGCACGTAGATGGCCGCCGCGCCGTTGGCGTTCGAGCGCACCCGGACACTGACTTCGGACCATTGCTTGCGGGCTTTGGTGTAGCCATCGGCCTGACGGATCGTGGCACCGGTGTTGGCAACGAAGGTCGGAACCCCTGTGGCGTTGGCCACGGCCACAATGCAGTTGAAGCCCGCTGGGAAGGTGTTCGGGAGGATCAGCGAACTATTGCCGGTGTCCCATTCCACCACGCGCCCGTGATCGTTGAGGGTCAGGGCGGAGTTGGCCGTGACAATCGTGTTCGAGATCGTGGCCAATGGGAACTGGTGAACATGGTCCTCTCGTGCGGCGATGTTCGCCACGCCTACGGCGTTTGAGGTTCCAAGCAGGGTCGGGAGGTTCGAGGCGTAGGTAACGCTCGTACCGTTAGCGCCAGCGTTGCCCTGCGGGCCTTGGACACCCTGTGGCCCAACGACGTAGCCGACGTTGGCGATGGCTGAGTTGGAGTACGTAAGGGTGAGCCAACCGTTCGAGATCGCAGCGGTGGAGATGCCGACTCCATCGGCACCATCGGCCCCATCTGTGCCGTCCACCCCGGCGTTGCCCTGCGGGCCTTGGATGCCCTGCGGTCCCCGAAGCGGAACGCCATTCGACCAAGGGCGTCGAAGCCCGTCACGACGGTCGGTGAGATCGAGTCCGGCAACGCCGGGATCACGCCCTTCTTCTCCGCGAGGTAGAGATACCGGCGGACGATAGGCTGCTGAAGCTCGGCTGACAGGATCGAGTACGTCCCCCCCAGCGTGGTCTCAAGTTGTTCGGCGACCATCCGAATTTCTTCGGCGGTCACGCGCTCAGCGTTTCGGACAGCGGTCGAAGTTAGAAGGAAGGCGTCGCCCACACGGCGTTCGACCCGTTCGGCGAACGTGTTGAGGACGGTGAAGTCCTGATACTTATCGAGTTGCAGAGTGGAAACGTCTTCGCGTTTGCCGTGGATGAAGTCACCGCTCTCGGCTTCGGCCAGTTCGTCAATGTCGGTCTGGCTGTTCGGATCGACCATGTGGATGATCCGCGACGCGATAGCCGCGAACTTGATCATCGAACTCGTAGCGTCTTCGAGCGACATCAGGTCGCCGACGACTTCGGTCACATGGGCGCGGCCATAGTCTGAGCCGGGGATGACGAGCCAGCGCAGCGGAAGCCAGCCGGTAGATGCGGCAGGGGATTCGCCACGCGAACCGGGGACTTCGACATCCTTGATCTCCTGCCAGTGGACGACCTTTTCGTCTCGGCGTTCCACCACGGTGTAGACATCAAGAGGCTGTTCTTGGCCGGTCTTGATCTCGATCCCGAGGGCAGATCGCACATCCTCGGGGAGAGCCGAGGGCATGACCTTTTCGAGCACGATGATCGTGTTGAAGAGGCCGGTGTGATCGTGGCGAACAACGTACTGGTCGAGACGGAAGGTGCGCGGCGGACGGTCACCATCGGGCAGGTACAACAGCACGTTGCCCGCGATCAGGAGGTGACGCAGAGCTTCGACCGCGTGAGGCCGGAGCATGGAATCTTCCATCAGCCGATGAACGGATTGGGTGATCGACGCGAGCTTCGCGTTCACGTCGCCCATCTCTTCCCCAAGCTGCTGGGCCACGCTCTCGGTGACGGTCAGTCGGAAGAACGGAAGGTTCGGCGGGAAAAGCGCGAGAAGGGTACGGGCCGCCAGACTGGCGACGCCGCGTGCGCCGACCGATTGGTACGGCTGTTCGAACGGGGTGCTTTCGTTCTGATTGTCGTGCTGCGGGATGACGTTCGGGATCGTCAGACGCGAAGCGTCCCGCGCCTGATCCAGATAGGCGGATCGGGCAGAGGTCAGCGCGGCATAGCGCGCTGCGGCGTTCGCCATCAGCGTTGGATGCCGAGCCCTGTCAGGATGCGCTCAGCGGCGGCAGACATCACGCTTCCGCCCTGCTGCGAAGCTGCGGGCGCGGTGAGGCTTGCCGGGGTGGGGTTAGTTTTCGGCGCCTGCACGCCTGCGCGGTCGATGCGCAGCGAGCGGAGACCGGTGGAGCGAGAGCGGATCAAGGCGTCAACGCCGTCGAGATACGGGTTGCGAAGGACCGGTGGGTCCTTCGGAGCCGGGGCCGCCGCCACCTTGGGCTTTTTGATGATGCACATCGGAAGGCCCTCCTTATTCGGGGTGGGATTTGTTGAAGGCGTCTCGAACGATGTGGACGACGCTCCGCTGACCCGCCTTGAACATGATGTCGGCGAGGTCATCGCTCGCGCGGGGGCGAGGCTCGGGGAACTGCTTGTCGAGGAATTCGAGGAAGGCCTCCGCCGTCCGGGGGAACGGCTGCGATTGGGAAATCGCCTTGGGTTGGTGACGCATCAGGCTCCGAAGAACGTACCCAGAGCGGTGGCGATGGAGACGCCAGCGGCCGCGATGGTATCGACCAGTTCCGGGCTCAGGCTCACGCCGACTGCGGCTGCGATGGCGGCGGCGCCGACCCAAACGGCACGGTTCTTCAGGAAGCCGATGATGACTTTGATTACGGGATTCATGGTGATGGTTCTTTCTCCCGCTATCGAGCGGGGCGAGCCCTTGGGGCTTTGACAGGAGCGACCTTCACCAGCCCCGCGTTGGGCAGGAGGTGGTCGATGTTGTGATCGTCGGGGAGTCCGGCCTTGGCGCGGATCGCGTCGGCGAGGGCGCCGCGCATCGTGGTGCTGGTGACGACACGTTCGTCACGCCACGTTTTCGGATAGCGAGACCGCTTCATTGGGTGGCCTCGGCGATGGCCCACCACGCGCGGGCGTCGAACGACGGACAAGCCTTCATCCATTCGTTCGGGGTGATCTTTCCGTCCCGGTTCAAGTCCGGGCTCAGGTCGCGGTGACCGAGCACTTCGGCGCTGGGGTACATGGCCTTTAGGTCGCGAACGACCTTGGACAGCGAGGCGAACTGTTCCGGGGTGAAGTTGTTCTCGGGGGTCTTTCCGTCAGCGGCGACGCCACCGACCATGCAGACGCCGACCGAGATGGCGTTGTAGCCGACCACATGTGCGCCGGGCTCGTCGAGCGGGCGCCCGTTCTCCACCTTGCCGTTGCGGCGGATGATGCGGTGATAGCCGCAAGAGGCCCAGCCCTTGGCGCGATGCCAGCCGTCGATTTCCTTGAAGCCAATGTCAGCCTTGGGGCCGGTCGCCGAGCAATGGATGACGATGAACTTGGTGGTGTTGCGTTTCTTGACGACGGCCATGGGGCTCCTTTTCGGTCAGTTGGCGTAGGTGATTTTGAGCTTGATGCCGGTGCGCTCGCCTTCGGCGGCCCAGCGTTTCGACGCCTTGGTGGCGTTGACCTGACAGTCGTCCTTCCACAGCGTGGCGGACTCGGTGGCCGCGTCGAGCAAGCTCTTGAGGTAGTTGTCCAAGTCGGGCTTGGGGAACGGGAGCTTCGTGGTCTTCGGCGACAGGCAGACGAACTCTGCGGTGACCGCGACAGGAGCTTCGAACCGTTCGGGATCGACAGGACCGAGGGTCGTGCGAATCGCCGCTGCGACTTCATCCTTCCAGTCCACATACTCGGGCGGCATGTAGATGTTCGCGAACCGCCCGTTGACCCGCGCGCGGGGGCGAGGGGACGGCATGGGATCGCAGGGGATGAACAGGGTGACGGCGGCCTTCGCCGTCACCGGGGTCTCCGAGCTACCTCCTGCTCCACGAAGTCTCGGATGGCTTGGACGTGGTAGGTGTAGGGGGCTTCAGCGTCGGCGAGCATGCGCTTCGCGCGCTCGTATTCCTCGGCGGGATCAAGCCCAAGCACCTCCATGTAGACGGCGAAGGTGAGGGCGAGCGCACGCACCTGATCGGCGGGATCAACGTGCTGGATACGGTCGAGAAGGAGGAAGGCCGGTTCCCGCAGGACGGCCACCGTCGAGGCGGTCTTCACGCGGTCGGCCACACTGGAAAAGGGTGGCATTCATGGGGGAGGAAAGAGGGGATAGGGTTCGAAGAGACGCTCTTTCCTATACCGCGCCTTTTTGTGCGTTAGCCCACATTTCAAGAGAAGACGTACTCGGCGTTGAGCACCGAGCGGATGTCGAAATCTCCGAACGGGGGAAGCGGCGGGAGCTTCTCCGCGAACTCGGGGGGAAGCTGGTCGATGAGTTCGTCACGGAAGCGGGCGAGCACGTCAGGTTCGTACTGATCCACGAAGGTTTCCCGCAGGACGATGGAGAGGGTCGCCGCGTCCGCCGCATGGGTTCCGAATGAGTCATGCACTACGGCGAGCGCGTAGACGCCACGCTCCCAGCAGCGGTTCGCCACTGACATGAGGTGCGATGCGTCGAGACTATGGACGAAGTTCGGCGCGATCCCGTTCACCTGCGCCATGGTGTTGAGGGTCTTCCCGTCGTTGGGCGTAATGACAAGCTCCACCCGGCGGCCTTTGAGATAGACCTTGGCCCGCTGCTCTGACTTGCCTCGGTACATCTGAAGGACCGGCAGGCCAGAGGGCGTGGTCCACCAGATGGGGCGGCCCGCCTGACAGGCGATCTTCGCCGCCTGACGCAGCCAAGCCATGGCAGCGGACGCAGCTACGACGGTATGTGAGATCGAGTCATAGAGGGCGTAGGAAGCCCAATGGGCGGCGGCATAGTTGTCCGCGCCCTTCAGATGCGGCGGTCTACCAGAGTCCGCGTTCTCCGCGTCGATCTCGCGGAGGGTCTGAGACACCATGTCCTGCATCCCGAAGCGGGTCGCGGAGTAGCAGAATGTCATGCATGGACGCTTCGCCACCTTCCGATTCATCGCGCCGTAGCGCCATGGGATGGCGGACTCATCCGCAGACTGGTCGGCAAGAGCCTGAGCCTTGGCCGCCACCTCGGCATAGATGTCTTGGGGGCGATCAGATGGGGTGAGGTTGACGGCGCGAGCGCCGACCGGATCGCGAAGCATCGCGCTGAAGTGCTGAAGGCCGGAGTTCGAACCGTCGAGCGCGACCGGAACATGCGAGACGTACTCGGGACCTTCGCGCATGTAGCCCGCCCATTCGATGGCGGCGGCCAACGCCTGCCAAGGTTTGTCGGCGGTCGTCCAAAAACGGGAGCCATCAAGGGGTTGGTCGGCACTGTCGATCAGGGCGTTGGTGTGGTCCATCGTCCACTGGAACCGCTCCGCGAAGCTGACCTTATCGACGCCGAACAGGTTGGCGATGTGGATGGCGAGCCACCATGCGCCCGCGTCTCCGATGGGTTTGCCGTAGGCGAATTCGATTAGGGCTTTGCCGCTGTCGTCGGCCTGCGGGTGCGGGCCACCAGTCGGGATCGGATAGATGCGGCCCCGGAAGTCCAATTCGTGCGGGAAGTAGATCGCCTCTTCCGGCTCAAACTTCGCGGCGATCCATAGCCGTTGCGCCATGGCGAGGCGTTTCGACAAAGCCATGGCGTTGGCTTCGTGGACGTTGGCCGCTTCACGTTTCCATGCCCGCTTCGCCGCCTCGTTGGTGTCCATGTCGTGGGGCAAAGGCGGGAGCGGGAGATCGTCGCGACGGGGCAGGCCGCCAAGCGATCCGCCGCCGTCCCAGACTTCGCGCATGACCGCGAGGATGGTGGAATTGATCCGCCAAGGCGTCTCCTGCACGGCGTTCACCGCCGCGTACACCTCCGGCATTTCGACGTGGCGAAGCTCGGAGTGGTAGTTCGGATTCCATTGCTTCACGAGACGCAGGCCGGGGCGTTTGGTCAGATATCCGCCCCAGAACGGGGTGCGCCACCGGCGGGGGCGGATCACCATCGGCATGTGGATGGGTTCGAGAAGCTCGCAACGGGCGTGCTGGCGGTCGAACCAATGTTGAGCCGCTTCGGTCGGGCGGATGACGTACAGCGCACGGCGGCGGTGCGGGGTAAGTTCGATCCGAAAGAGATCGGTCGCCTCGCAGAACAGTTCGATGGCCTTGGTTCCGGTTTGAACTCGGAGCTTGAGCGGCGCGTCGATGGCCGCACCTTCCTTCGCCATGATGTTGCGCGTCTGATCTCGACGGCGGCGGCTCGAAGACTTCCGCTTCTGGGATTTCAGCAGCCCATGGAAGCCGGAGCGATTGCGCTCTCGAAGATTGGCCATCTCGATATGGTCGATCAGGGCGTCAGCCACGGCGACGGCAGTCTTGGTGAGGGGCAGGCGGGAAGCGGCGGCGTTCACCACCACGCGGCCCGTAAGGTACGCGGCCTCTTCGGCGCCGATCTGCGACAGGATTTCGTAGGCGGCGGCCTTGGCTCCGGCTCCACCGCTGGCGATGCGATCTACAAACTCGCGGATGGCTTGGGCGGTGGGCTCGACAGCCAGCTTCAGGAGTTGTCGCCCCGGAGGAAGGTCGGCTTCCTCATTAGGTTTCGCCGTCGCCGTGCGCCACGGCAACGGACGCGACGACTGATAGCGAGAGGCGCCCAAGGCGCGGCTATCGGCTTCGATTTCCAATTGACGCGCGATGCGCTCGCGCAGCGTTTCGTTCTCGATCTCCAC